ATACTAATAGAAAAAGGAGATCTAGGTAATTTTTTAAATCTTCCATATTATAATTCAAAAAGTACAACTAGATATGCGTATAAAGATGATGGAACAGCGGCGACCTTGCCAGAGTTCTATTCTTTATACGATAAATATGTTGTAGAAGAAATAGACAAAGTTGCAATCCAGGTATCTGATGATGTCATAAAGGATGGTCCACCATGTTTGCAACAACTTTGTGCACAAGGTTTTCCTGAGGGCACACGCAACAACGGTTTGTTTAACATAGGTGTATACTTACGTAAGTTTGATCCAGACAATTGGAAAACGTTATTAGAAAAATACAATCAAAATTATATGACACCGCCTTTGTCAGCATCAGAGGTAGTGACAGTACAAAATCAATTAGAGAAAAAAGAATATAATTATAGATGTAAAGAACCGCCAATTAGTTCTTACTGCAATGCAAAAGTTTGTAGAGGTAGAAAATACGGTGTAGGTGGTAATGGTACATCGTTAGAGTTTAGCGCATTGACTAAATTAGAAACAGATCCACCTGTGTGGTTTTTAGATGTTGGTGACGCAAGAATGGAATTACAAACAGAAGAGCTGCAGATACAAACTAAATTTCAAAAGAAATGTATGAATAGTTTGAACCACATGCCTGCTCTTGTAAAACAGTCAGTATGGCAGGAGATTATTGAAAGATTGATGCAAAATCTTATCAAGATTCCTGTGTCTGATGATGGGTCATTGGCCGGTCAGTTTGAGGCTCACCTCCAGGAGTTTTGTACTGATCGTGCCCAGGCTCTAAATCGTGACGAATTATTACTACGTAAACCTTGGACAGAAGACGGTGTGACATGGTTTAGACTCAAAGATCTACAAGATTATCTCACACGTAACAAGTTTACATATTTTAACACAGGTCAACTTGTGCAAGCATTGCGACATCTAAAAGGTAAAAGTGAGAAGTATAATCTAAAAGGCAGGACTGTTCGTGTATGGGGTGTACCTGCATACCAACAACAAGATTCTGCATTTGACATAAAGGAGGTAGATGGTGCGCCGTTCTAAATTACCAAAGTTAAAAAAAGGAATGCAAAGTGAACAGATAGCAATACTGTATTTGATAGAAAAAGGATTTTTTGTTTTTAAAAACTTGTATGGCGTTGGCCCTGCAGATTTGATAGCAATAGATGAGAAAGGTAGAGTTGAGATATACGATGTAAAGAGTGAGAGTTATCGTAAAACATGGAGACCTGGCACACGTATTTTTAGAAGACTTACACAAGAACAAAAAAGATTAAAAATGAAATTTATATTTGTAGGAAAGGATGGCAAATGCACAGTAAGACTAAGATAATATTAGGACCACCAGGCACAGGCAAAACACACAATTTATTAAACTTGGTAGAACAAGAATTAGCAAAAGGCACTGCACCAGATCGCATAGCTTTTGTTGCATTTACCAAGAAAGCGGCAACCGAGGCTCGTGACCGGGCAATAAAAAAGTTTAAGTTAGAAGAACAACATTTACCGTATTTTAGAACATTACATTCTTTTGCGTTTCATCAATTAGGATTAACTAAGTCAGAAGTTATGTCACGTGACAACTACAAAGAGTTTGCACAAACATTTGGTATGGATTTAGGATCTGTGACAGATGGCGCAGAATCTGGTGGTGTAGTGACTACAGATAACATACTAATTAACGAAATAAATTTAGCACGTATGAAGTGTATGGATTTAGAACAGCATTATAATAGTTCTAATTTACAAGACATATCATGGCATTCTTTGTTACGTGCACAAAGATCGTTAGAAGAATTTAAAAAGAAAAAAGAAGTATTTGATTTTACAGACATGATAGAATTGTATTTAGATTCTGGTCCTGTACCAAAACTAGAAGTTGTGTTTGTAGACGAAGCACAAGACTTATGTAAATTGCAGTGGCGAATGATAAATAAATTAACAGAAAATGCAAGGCAGGTTTACATAAGTGGTGACGATGACCAAGCCATATACAATTGGGCTGGTGCAGATGTACGATATTTTATAAAGTTACCTGGTGAGGTAGAAACACTAAAACAGTCTTTTAGGTGTTCTAAAGTTATACAAAATTTATCAGGTAGAATAATAAACAGGGTAAAATTTAGACGAGCAAAACAATGGAAAGGAACTGATAGGAATGGGTTGGTGCAATACCATACTTATCCTGATAGTGTTAATTTAAAAGATCCAGGTAGTTGGCTTGTAATGGCTAGAACTAATTATATGCTCGATGAGATAGAACGTGACATACGATTACAAGGTATGTTGTACAAAAGAAATAATAAATTACCTATATCTGCAAAATTGTTAAACGCTGTAGAAGCATGGAAAAAATTAAATAATGGTGACATTGTACCTTTGGCAGACATAAGAGACATATATTCATATATGTCTAGTCAGATAGGAATTGAGAGAGGACATAAAAATCTTAAGATGGCTGACAAAGAACAATATGAACTAGAAGAACTTGTTATGCACCATGGATTGTTAATGGGTGGCAGACCATGGGATGTAGCATTTGATAAAGTAGGTAACAGGGACAAGGAATATTTACGAGCTATAGAAATTAGAGGAACAATATCAAAAGATCCTAAAATAAATATAAGCACTATACATGGTGCAAAAGGTGGAGAAGCAGACAATGTTATGTTGCTTACAGATCTATCTAGAAAATCACAAGAAGCGATGGAAAGAGATTCGGATGACGAATGCCGTGTGTTTTATGTAGGAGCAACACGCGCTAGAGAACAACTACATGTAATACAACCACAACGAGATGGAGGGTTTATAATATGACCAAAGAAGAAATTTTATCAAAAGCTAGAGACCTTGTAGCTATTGATAGAAACATAACGCACGGTGATGCATACATGAATCATGCAGACATTGCTGAGTATTGGAATCTATTTTTAGATGACAAATTAAAACCAATGGCTAATATTACCGCTAGCGATGTAGCGATAATGATGATATTATTAAAAATATCTAGAAATAATAAAGGTAGTAAATTTAACATTGATAACTTTGTTGATATGGCAGGTTATGCAGCAATAGCAGGAGAAATAGGTGAGTCAGGATCTTTTTAAAACAGTGACATCACATTGGGTTGCGCCTACAGAATTTCCAAATATAGAGGGACGTGTAGCGATTGACTTAGAAACATGTGATCCGGATTTAATTAAGCATGGACCAGGTTGGCCAACTAAGAAAGGTAAGGTGATAGGTATAGCTATAGCCAACGCGTCCTTCAAAGCTTATTATCCAATTGCACACGAAGGTGGTGGCAATATGGATGAAGATAAAATAGTGAAGTATGTAAAATCTATTTGTGAAGATGAATCAATAGAAAAAGTATTTCATAATGCACAGTATGACATAGGTTGGTTGTGGACACTTGGAGTAGAGGTAAAGGGTAAAATACATGATACCATGGTTGCTGCAGCGTTAATAGATGAGAATAGGTATTCATATACATTAAATAGTATTGTACACGAATACCTTGGTGAGTTTAAAAACGAAACAAAATTAAAAGAAGCGGCTGCTGCATTTGGCGTAGACCCGAAATCAGAAATGTATAAGTTACCTGCCGAGTTTGTAGGCGAGTATGCAGAAGCTGACGCTGATCTTACATATAAGTTACATGAAAAACTTACATGGGAAATTGTAAAAGATAATCTTACCACAGTGTATGATGTGGAATGTAAATTAATAAATGTAATATTTCATATGACTAGGCGTGGTGTTAGATTTGACACCGTTAAGTGTGAACAATTAAATACAAAATTCCACAACAAAGAAAAAAAGTTGATGAAAAGAATTAATGATTTAACTGGTTTAGAAATAGAGATATGGGCTGCAGCTTCTATAGCAAAAGCATTTGATGCTTTAAATTTACCGTATGAAAGAACAGAGAAGACAGATGCGCCTTCATTTACAAAAATGTTTCTTACAGATCATCCACATGAGTTACCAAGGTTAATTATGCAAGCACGTGAATTAAATAAATTACGTGGTACATTTTTACATGGATTGATGAACTATACACAGGAGGGTAGAATACATGCACATATTAATCAAATTAGGTCTGACACTGGTGGCACTGTGTCTGGCCGTTTTTCTTATAATCATCCTAACTTACAGCAAGTACCCAGCCGTGGTCAGTTTGCGAAAGATGTTAGGAAGTTATTCATTCCTGAGATGGGTGAATATTGGCTCAAGGCAGATTACTCGCAACAAGAACCAAGGTTACTTACTCATTGGGCCTGCCTCGTCGAACAGCCAGGTGCTAGGGAAGTACAGGAAGCATATCATAAAAAAGACCTCGACTTTCACCAACAAACGGCCGATATGGCGGGTTGTGAAAGACGCCTTGCGAAAACTATTGGGTTAGGTGTAATGTATGGCATGGGTTATAACAAGCTAGCACGTGAGTTAGATCTAGAACCACAAGAAGCAAAAGAGATGCTTACAGACTTCCGTAAACGTGTACCTTTTATGCAGGGTATGCTTGAAGCAGTGATGAATCGCGCTAATTCTAAAGGTATAATTAGAACTTTATTAGGTCGTAAATGTAGATTTGATTTGTGGGAACCTACACAATGGGGTGTACATAAACCACTACCATTGAACCAAGCAAAGGTAGAGTATGGTGAAGCCATAAAAAGATATGGCACATACAAAGCTCTTAACAGATTGATTCAAGGATCAGCTGCAGACCAAACAAAGAAAGCGATGGTAGAGGTGTATGAACAACTAGGTATCATACCATTAATACAAGTGCATGACGAACTTGATTGTTCTGTCAAAGATGAAAGACAAGCAAATCAAATAAAAGAAGTTATGGAAACTTGTGTAAAATTAGAAGTGCCATCAAAAGTAGATATAGACCTAGGAGAAAGTTGGGGACAATGAGTTGGATATGTAAAACATTACTTGTGTGTTTAACATTTAATCCTGTTATGGATTATACAAACAACGATGAATTTGTAGAACAAGTGCGTGCGTGTGCATTGCATCTTAATTCTATGCACGCGGAACAAGACCGGGTGCCTGTTGATTTAATTGTTGCGCAAGCAATACATGAATCTAATTGGGGTAAGTCTAGATTTGCACAGGAGGCTAATAACCTCCTTGGAATCCGCACGTTTGACCCAACTGATGATCAACTAAAGCCGCTAAGTAATCCTAATGCGACGTGGGGGCTTAGGATCTTTGAGACAAAGTGCGAATCCATTTCATATTATATGGATTTATTAAATCACAATCATCATTATTATAAGTTTAGAAGCGAGCGAATAAGTCAACATTTTAGCGATAAAATAGACTTAGAAAGATTAGCTATGACACTTGCAATATATGCCGAAGATGTATATTATACGCAAAAAATCATCAGAACAATTAACGAACTAGAGGCCTATGACAGAGACTAAGAAACCCGGGTACCGAGCACAAGGCAAAGCCAGAGCTGGTAATGTTAAAAGTAATTTTGCCATTAATGCAGAACAAATGGAATTTGAAAGAAGAAAAGTTCTTGAGCAAATGTCTACGAAAGTTGATCAAAAGAAATTAAATAACATGGCTGCAGTTGCAGCTACAGTAGAGCCTAAATATTTTAAAACAACTAATTTACTTAAAAACGGCAATCGCGCAGAGTACGATAGCACAGAGGGTAAAGGTGAACAACGTGAACCTACCATGCGTATATTGTCATTGGGAGCTGGTGTGCAATCATCATGTCTAGCATTGATGGCACAAGAAGGATTAACAAAACATAAACCAGATTATATGATATTTGCAGACACAGGGTGGGAACCTAAGTTTGTATACGAGCACGTAGAATATTTAAGAAAAGCAATTACAATTTGTCCTTTAATTACTGTAGAGAGAGGAAACATCAGAGAAGACCTTATCAAAGCAGCGAACCCAATACCAGGGTCTAAAGAAGAGGAGAAATCGTTTGCCGGTCGTGTGCCAAACCCTCCGCTGTTTGCTGCACGACAAGGTGGACGTGTAGGAATGCTATATCGTCAATGCACACACGATTATAAAGTTATTCCTATACAAAAAAAGATTAGAGAATTACTTGGTGTAAAACCAAAACACAGAGTGCCTAAAGATGTAATTGTAGAACAATGGATAGGTATATCTACAGACGAAGCTATGCGTATGAAAAAAGCTAGATTGCCGTGGTTAGAATCACGTTGGCCTTTAATAGAAATGCGTATGTCACGTATGGATTGTCTACAATGGTATCGTGATATAAAAAAACATCCTATGCCTGGTAAATCGTCATGCATTGGCTGCCCTTATCATCACAATGATCAATGGAAAAACATGCAAAAGAATTATCCAGAAGATTTTGCTGATGCTGTAGAGGTAGATAATCTTATTAGGAATGGTTTAAAAAATTCAGAAGCTAAATTATATCTACATAAATCGGCCAAGCCATTAGGAGAAATAGATTTTTTAGAACCAAAAAAACAACAAAGTTTATTTGGCGAAACTTTTGACGAAGAATTTGCTGATGAATGTGAAGGTTTATGTGGAGTATAACAAAAGCTGTGTCCGCGAAGGACCACAATATAAATGCTATGTGTGTAAACAATGGTTTAATAGGCTTTTATATTGGTTGGATAAACAATTTAACCCGGATCAAAAATATAGAATAATATTTTTATGTGGTCCAAAATGCGCAACGGAGAAATATGAGCGAAGTAATAAGTAAAATACCAGTACAAGACACAAGATTGTTTTACAAAAGATATAACAATTTTGAAAATCTAAATAATTTATTAATAACAGAAATAGAAAAAGAACGAGGTGACAATCCTGGTGGCATGATAGGAACTAATCCTGGTTGTTGGCGTAGCATGTTTAAATACAAATGCGAAAAAGAATTAATGAAACCAATTGGTATGATTATGTCAGCTTACATGGATCATTACTTTCCTAAAAAACCTATGGATGCAAGCATCACATATTGGACAAATGTAAACGAAACAGGCAGCAATAACATATTTCATTCACACTACCGTGCAGATGCAGATCTATCTGGTGTGTATTATGTGCAAGGCGCAAACACAGGACTTATTAGATTTGCAACACACGAACAAATGTATCGCATGATACCTAATCATATGCCACACGCTAACATGATAGCACATCAACCTAGTGATGGTGACATATTATGCTTCCCATCTTATCTTTTACATGATGTAGACATAAACAGGAGTAATAGACAACGTATTACAATTGCATTTAATGCAAAAATAAAGTTTAAAGAAGAGTCAAACATTATAAATATGCCAGATAGGAGTAAAAAGGATGAATCATTGGAGAAATAACGAAGAAATGGCTGTTTGGGAGCCTATTGAAAAAACGACGGTTTTCCGCCAAATAAAAAAGCTCATAATTGCCCGGTATCGGGCTTTAAGAGAGTGGGCTGTGTGTTTGTACCCGGGTAAAAGATGAAAAAATACGATTGGACAGCTGATAAGCTGCAAATGGCAAAAGAGTTGTTAGAAACACATACTGCAACATCTGTTGGTGAAGTTATGGGTGTAAGTAAGAACGCTGTACTAGGTGCATTGTATAGAGAAAAAATAAAAAATGGTTATGTACCACCGGCAAATTCACCTTACGCTAGAATTAGAAAATATAGGAAAGGATTTGCATGAAACATGATAAATGTGGCACGCCTGATTGTTGTCAAGAATGTGGACCTATACAAATTAAATTAAATAGATATGTGCAGATACTTGGTAACATAGACGGTGACCAAGAGAAATATTTATGGATTATGGACTACGGTAAAAATTCTATACCAATGAAAAATGATTACAAGGTAGATGAGTTTGAAGTTAAGGGTTGTCAAACACAAACTTGGTTAGTGCCGCACTTTGTTGATGATAAAATGTATTTTAGTGCAGATTCAAATGCACTTATATCTAAAGGCATGGTGTGTATAATAGCAGACGTGTACAGTGGCTCGAGCGCCCAGGACATTAACGAGTTTGATCAGGATAATTTTAATGAGTTAAATTTAGATACATTGCTTACACCAGGTAGAAATAATGGTGTGCATAGTATGTTAAAGTTGATTAAATTTTATTCAGGACAAAACGCCGACAACCCACAGAGCAACGAAGCAGCCTAACATAAAAGTTGCTGGTTCCACTATGATGCACCCAATGGGTTTTCTAAAGCACGTTTAATTCTTTTATCTATTTTCTCTTCTAGTTCTGTTTGTGCTTCTTTTATGTCAGC